CATAAAAAGAAATAAAGAGAAATTTAGGAAATTCCAAAGTGCTTAGCTAGATCGTTTGTGGCTTGTTCAAGATATGCCTTATCCTTTTTAGCTCCTATGTTTTGTGAAGGACTAGTGTTATTCTTAGGTTTAGATCTAAGTTTATCCATGCTCTCTTGTACAGTGGATTGTAGTTTTTGAGTACTTCTTGTGGTGGATACTTTCATTAGACCTTCTTCGTTAAGAACATTTTTATAAGCTAAGTAGGCAAGTCTTAAACCAAAGTTGGGAACAGATTTCATTCTTGCTTGATATTGAGTTTCCTGTGTAACAGGATCAACCTCGTACAAGAATTTGACCAATCCTTTTTTATCTGCATCTGGTATAATGAAACCTAATTCAGATTTAGAACCAGATAGGATAACATTTTTTTGTTTATTGATACCTTCAATGTATTCTTGTTGTCTTCTATAGGCTTCTTGTTCTTGTCGCTTAACCACTTCCAATCTTTCCTGATCTTTGAATTTAATCAAATCCACTTTAGCATCTTTAGCCACTGATTCTAATTCACCAGCAGTGTGAAGAGCTTTAATGGTTTTGTCAATTCTTTCATTGGAAAGAGATGTGGTTGCCCTATAAAACTCTCTTAGAATAAAGATCTGACTATTAATGTCAGAAGTATCTAGTTTGTTATAATCCACACTACTATATATGGCATCAAAGAAAGTTTTTGCATCTCCGCCGTTACGAACAAAGTTATCAAATTGTTCTGTTATTTCGCTCGCATATTCAGGAGCAGAGTTAGCTTCTATGGTGGCATCCACAACATCTTTTAAGATTCTTGAGATACCTGCCATGTCGTCACCATGTTTTACTATGGCAGCAGATAGTTCTTCTTCATCGAAATCTAAGCCTAACTGTTCAAATATAGAACTAATGATCGGAGCAGTAACAAACTCTACTGGTTCTGCGCTTTCTTCTCCTCCTTCTTCTCCCTTCTCTGCTTCAATCTCTCCTGTCTGTTCTGTGCTATCGTTTTTACTATCTCCAGAAATATCTGTACTATGTCCAGAATCGGTGCTGCTGCCATCTTCTTTAGGTTGGGGTTTAGTGGGTTCAGAAAAAATGTTAGCTATATCTTCATCGCTTATGGTACTATCTAACGAAGGTCCTGGTGTAAGGATTGTATCTTCTACGTTCATGTGAGTTAAGAATTTGATTTTGGATTAACCGCTGGTTTTGATAATTCAGGATGTGCTTTCTCATGTTTAAACTTATCTTTCTCTAGCTCAAGTTTTTCTTTTTGTAAACCTACTTTTTCTACATCTAGATTAGTTTGAATAACATCCAACACTCCATTATTATCTGCATCAACTTCCACGTCATCTCTGTAACCCATGATAACGGCTTGCGCTCTAATCTTAGCAACTTCTATTTGAGTGTCAGCCTTCAGCTGTTCTTTTTGCATTTCATAACCATGCTGCATTTCTGCTAACTGTTGTTGACCTTGTATTTGTTGTTGTTGCTGATCCATCAATCTTTGTTGTTGCAAATTACCTGACTTCTCAGCAATTTGTTCAATTTCAGCCATAGACGCAGACTTAAGAGTTTTAACATAAGAAGCAAAATCTAATTTATCAGCAGCAAACATCTGTTGGCTCATTCCTTTTAAGGTTTGAAGCACTTGGTTATCTTTAGCAGTGTTTGTTACAAAGATTCCTAAGTCCTCATACTTAAAATTAGGATCCATTACCTCAAACATTATTCTAGATCCATTCTCTAGAACAAATTGCCTGATCTCACCAGTTTTAAAAGCAAACTTCGCTGTGTTTAAGATGGCTTGTAACATCTTTTCTTTATACACACCATGCAAATAAAACAAAGATTCCGTGATAGCTGCACTCTGAGTCACTGATCTTTCTACACCAGAAGCTGTTTCAGTAGCTTTAGTAGAACCTTCTCTTTGAGGAGTTATGCCTGTGATCTCTTGTACAGACTGTTTAATAAATAAGAGCTGCTGCACATAACTTTGTATGGCTTGACCCATGGACATATCAAAAACCTGATACTGAGCAAACTTATTACCAGGTTGGTCATCAAAGTTTTTCTCTTGGCTATTTATAACAGCAATACCAAACACATCCAAGAAATAATTCCACTGTTGAATATCCCAACCAGAATCCTTAGGAATCTGAGATATGTCAAGCAAGAACACCTTACCTTTATCACGGTAGATAAGCATCTCTAGCTTAGCCATGATTAGGTTATAGAGGTATTGGTAAGGTTTAATCTTGTCTACAAAGTTGTAGAACTGTCTAATGCCTCTATATCTAGAGCAGGTATTACCTACGGAACTTATGGAATAAAGTTGGTTATCAATGGGTCTAATGTTTAAAAAAACATCTTTACCAATTCTAGTGCCTTCCCAACGTATAGGAACCCAAACAAATTCAAGGGTTTCACCTCTTTTTACCTTGTGATCTTCCTCCACAATATCTTGTTGTTTGTCTCCATTCTCATCTGTGTAAGTTAAGATACCAACTTTTTTGTTGGTGGTCCATTCATATTGTCCAACTTGAATAGTTGAAGCAATGTTAGATACACTTACATGGAATTGAAAAGCGTAAGGATCAAAATAGAAACTACCAATATTGTATTTTTGAATAGATTCTATCTCTTCCTCAGTTAGTACATCCCAGTACTCTTGCATTATGGTGTTGAACGTAAGGTAGCGTATCTCCCTACAAAATTGACTGTCATCAATGAAGTCACTATTCTGAGTTAAATCAGAATCAAAATATAAGGGATCAACATTTCTTACAATCACTTGATCTCCAACATAAGTCACATGACCTATCTCTTGACCAGTGGTAACAAAGTTAACGAAGCCATCTAGGAATTTCTTATCCAAATCTAAGTCCTCGTAGAGGAATTTTAATAAGTCAGAAGCTGTTTTTTCTGATGCTTCTGAATAAGTATATGAAAAGAAATCCTCTATATCCTTCATGTTATTTATAGGTTTACCATCTGGAGTTGTGGGTGCGCCACCTAAACCAGCTTGATCCATACCGAGACCTTCAACCAGAAGTTTATTCATTATAAACTTCTTAACTAAACCCATTTTTTCTTCCTGTATCTTAGATGCAGTGGTGGAGCTTTTATTCACCACTAACCAGTTAAAAGGTCTACCTAATTCTTCACCTTTTAAGAGTTCAATCTTATTAGTGGTTATATCGTAATGTTTTATATCAATAGGATGCTTATAAACATCTTTACCAACTAGAGAAGTTGTGTGAGAGGTTGAATTAGAATCATTAGCACTGTAACCGTAGTAACCTTGTAACTTAACATAATCCTCAGCATTAAATATACCATACTTTACAAGTCTAATGTTATCAGCCAAGTTAAATTTATTGTTTGCAGTGTATTGGTAATTCATACCATAAAACTTAAAGTATACATCAATACCTTCAATGAAGGATTCTCCCCATTTCTCTATTGAACCGTACTTCCTTTTGATTTGTCCAGAGGTTAGATTAAAATCTGGAAACTGGAATTGTTCTGCTGGGTTGGCGTTCATCGTTGTTGTTTAGTCGGTGCTTATTTAATAAACTTCCAAAATAATTAGCTGTTGTAGATCTTTTAGCTAACTCTGCGGGGTCAATAACCTTTTTAACGTCTTCTTCATACTTTAATAAACATAAACCAAAAGCAATTACTCGGTCAAAGTTATTCTCCAAATCGTAGCTAAGTAATTCCTTCAACAATCCCATGGATAGTATCTTATTCACGTTATATAACGTGGTACCAGCTTGTTCACCTTCTGCAACCACAGTAACTAACCAGTTTCTAATCAAATCAATCATGTAGTTTTTAACTTGTATACTCGTGTGAATACCGTAAGTACGATCAACTTTAGAATCAGCAATAATATCTTTTAATATGTGCGGAGTAGGAGCTAGTAAAGATAGTGATGTGGAGTAAGGTCCCATCGGAGTTTTTTCAAAGTATTCTTTTAAACCTCTAACGTTGTTTTCATATAATCCCTTAGCATTGTAAAACATCAATAATCTTCTACAGTTTTCGTAAAATTCAGTTGTGGTAGAAGGTCTACCTGTATATTCAGCAACAATTAAATCCGATGTGAATAATGTAGGATGTAACATTCTCTTGTAAATAAACATAGAACCCACAGACACGGAAGTCTGAGCTTCATCAAAAGCATAAGGGTCAATTCCAGCCACATAAAGTCTAGGAGGAGTATCTCTATCCTCATAGTTGTATTGATATTGTAACTTCTCTATCCCCTCTAACTCAGCTTTTAAATCCTGAGCTTTATACATGGCTTTTATTTGTCCATAAGTTTCAGGCATTTCATAAATAGTTACACAACCTTCCATGGATTGTGATTTATTTATAGGATAATCTAATTGTCTAGCATCTGAATCCACTATAAATAAAGGCTTACCCTCCATTAAAGATATTCTACCTTTCTCTCCAGCCCTTTGTTTAGCTGGACTCATCATAATTTGTTCTATTTGATCTTGTATAATGGCACCAGGAAAGATATTAGAAGAAGATTTTAAGAAGGCGTCCCTCCAAGTTAAAGGTAGATATTGAATAGACTTATACAAGTTATTCAAGTCTCTAGCTTTTTTCAACTTCTCTCTTTCATCCATTATTCTTTTTACACCTAATTCTTTATTGACCACACCATTTTCATCCCTTAAATCATTAAAAGCATAATGACCTGGGTAGAATAAACAGGTTTTCTTTTCAGGATTCTGTTCATCATGGAATACTTTTAAGTTATAAGTATCAGGGTCTTCAAACATTTCTGAAGCATCTCTTGTACCTCTATCCATATCACCACCAGTACCAATTAAAAAAGGAATACCAAAATTAACACCACCTTCCATCCAAGTGTACTTAGCAGCATTATATGCTTCCTTTAAATTATCAAACATACCAACTTCTTCCCAAACAGAACCAGTGGAAGATGTACCGTTAGCAGCAGTTTTATTATTTCTAAAACTTCTACCATATAAGATAGCACCAGTACGATGTTCTATATAAGATTTGGTACTTTTATCTTTAACCTTGTAACCAAATTCAACATCGTCTTTAAATGTACCTTTAAGTACAGGTTTGTATAATTCAGTTGGTGCTAAACCATTTAAGTGGGCTAGAACCATTCTCATAAATTCCTCTTTTTTATCCACATCACCTGCACACACTAAACCTTTTTGATTTTCAATAGCAATGGTATGAGCTAACCAACCAGAAGCAAAGTAAGATTTACCTAAGCGTCTGCCGGCAATTAACATCAAACCTTTTTTCTTTAACTTACAATCCATTAAATGGTAATCAATTTCCCATTCAACATCTCTCAATTCAGGTAAACCTCTAATTTTACCAAAACCATTAGGATGTAATTTTTCTATTGTACCAAAGTTTACATAGAAATATAATTTACCTGACATCCACTTACCACCAACACTGTATCCATT